TCGCGAGGTCAACGCCAGGCTAACGCAAAAAATATCGCACTGGCCCGGGAACAAATGGCGTTCCAAGAACGCATGTCCTCAACCGCATATCAGCGGGCAGCAAAAGACCTCGATGCTGCAGGACTAAATCGCATCCTCGCCCTCGGCTCTCCCGCATCATCACCTGCTGGACAAACAGCAAAGGTGCTAAATACTAAAACTCAACTCGCCCAGGGGATCCAAAACGCAGCGTCGTCTGCAATGACCATGCGAAAAACCGAACAGGAAATTCAAAACCTAAAAGCAAGCGAAAGAAACATCGACGCAAACACTACTCTCACCGCAACACGTGGACTAATCGCGAAACACGGTGAAGAGATAGCGTCAATCGCTGCTGACATAGCTCGCGTAGTACGCGGCCTGATCGGAAACAAAACGCCGGAACAAATCACGGCGATAATACAAAACCAAATCAAAAACGCTCAAGGCATGATTACAAATGCGCTTGAGGCAATCACCGGAACCGGTCGAAACATCGGAAAAACACTGTCGGACGTTAACGCCGACATTTCAATTTTCCTTAACGACCTCATCGAACCGGAATATCAGGTGGAACGCGGTTACTCCGCGCGTCAACCGAAAATACCAAACAAGGCAACCAACTATGAAATCTACAAACGAGAAACCAAAGGCAAAGACATCTCGTTCTCAAAATGGCTTTCCAACAGAAAGAAAAAGTAAGCCACAAAACCAGCCTCATAAATACGCGCAAGACTTCTCCGAAGGCGGGAAAACAGATCGCTCTTTCGGTCCTGCTTGCGACGTAAACACAATTGTTCGGCACTACGAACAAACAGGCATCGATCCATATCAATCCCGGAAGCAATTGGAACGCTTCGGCGATGCCACAACAACTTCCTATGAGGAAGCACAGCGCCACGTCGCTGAAATCAATTCGGCTTTCGAGCTGCTCCCCGCTGGGGAGCGGGCCGAATTCAAAAACGACCCATCAAGGTGGGTCGAATCTCTAATCGAAGCACAGGAATCTGTGCAAGTAACGGACCCCGATGCCATAGCAGAGGTAGGGTCCGAAACCGATCGTCCAGCAGGCGATCTCTCAGGCGTCCAGCCGGTCGAAAAACCGACCGAAAATGCCAAAAAAGACGCCTGACTTACATCATCTCCCTTGTCATATGATGTAAAAGGTGACTGCCATCAGCAAAAAGAGGTACCATCTCAATCTCACTAGAAAACCGTCCGGAGGACACACCAATGCGTCGCCAAAAAATGTCTAGAAAACGCTCGCGTAGGCTCTTCAAAAAAACTGCCAATCGGCAACACAAACGGAACGGTATCCGAACCGTTCCCAGAGGCGGTATCGCTCTCTGAAAAACCGAATAATTCTCTTCGGTATCATTCTAATTGCCGCCCTGTTCATCCTGGGCGGCTGTTCTAATACGGGAACAATATGCCCTGCTATTTCCCTCTTCACGGTTACGCCACCATCGGTGGACAAATCACATTCAAAAGAAGCGAAGCTTTCTTCCCAGATCAACCAATGCAATTGCCCTGCGGCCGATGTATCGGCTGCAAATTGCAAAAATCAAAAGACTGGGCCTTGCGCTGTTATCACGAAGCGCAACTAAACGACACAGGGCTTAACAACTGCTATATCACTCTCACTTATCGAGACGCAGACCTTCCCGAAAACGGATGCCTAAAAAAATCCGACTTCCAAAAATTTATAAAACGCCTTCGCAACAATACAAAACAAAAAATCCGCTACTTCATGTGCGGCGAATATGGCGACAAAACTAATCGACCTCACTATCACGCTCTGCTGTTCGGATATAAATTCCCAGATGCAAAATTCTGGACCGAACGCAAAGGCAACCGAATCTATAAATCGGAAATACTAGAAACAACATGGAAACATGGACACACTGAACTCTCTGGCGTCACCTACAAAAGCGCTGCTTACGTAGCGCGCTACATACTCAAAAAACAAAACTCATGCGATGCGACTCAGGATCGCTATTGCATCTACGACAAAGAAACGGGCGAAGTTACATTACGCCCTTTCGAATACGTAGCAATGTCCCTTAAACCGGGAATCGGATTCGACTTCTACCACAAGTATCCCGACTCATTCTTTCCACAGGATGAGGCACGGCTCCCGGACGGGGGTACAACTCCCGTCCCAAAATATTATCGAACGCTGTTAGAGCGTTCAAACCCTAAACTCGCTGAGCAATTACGAAAGGCTCGTATTGCAAAACTGACAAGCGATCCCAATAACACGCCCGAACGGTTAGCCGTTCGCTGCTCAAATGCCGAAATTCGGCAAAAACAACAACCAAGGGACTTCCTATAATGCTAATCATCTATACAGTCTACGACTCAAAGGCTGAGACATTCATGCCGCCCTTCTTCGTCCAGGCCATTGGCATGGCGACACGCACATTTACTGATTGCGTGAACTCAAAAGAGCATCATTTCGGCGCACATCCTGCCGACTACACGCTCTTTCAACTCGGGCATTTCGACCAAAGCACAGGCGAAATGGTAATCGAAGATAAAAAATCCATCGGAAATGGTGTAGAGTTCCTCAATCCAGTGGAACCGGAACAGCCCGATGGCCCGATCAATTCATCAATTCAGCCAAACTAAGGCGGCTGATATACCTCGGTCGTCCTTCGACCTCTCTCATGGTCTTAAGACCACATTCGACGCAGGAAAATTAATACCAATCCTCTCTCTTGAGGTCCTGCCCGGCGACACTATCAATCTGCGGGCGTCCCTATTTGGGCGCCTCGCAACCCCCATAAAACCAATCCTCGACAACCTGTACCTCGAGACATTCTTCTTCTTCGTCCCATACCGCCAAGTGTGGGAAGATTGGATTCACTTCATGGGGGAACAGGACAAACCAGGCGATTCCATCGACTTCCAAGTACCCCGCATGGGCGGCTCGTCCGCATCTGTCGAGGGTCAACTTGGGGATTACATGGGTGTTCCTGTCGGCTTAATCGCCGACTTCGTAACCGTGTCTGCATTGCCGACACGTTGTTACACTCATATTTACAACTTCTGGTTCCGCGACGAGAATCTCGTCGACCCGTCCGTCTTTTCAATCGGACCCGGACCAGACGACGGAAGCCTTAATGCTTCCCTAAACTCAACGCCCAGGACGAGGCGAAAACGCCGGGACTACATTACCTCTGCCCTCCCCTTTCCGCAGAAAGGTCCTGACGTAACTATCTCTCTGGGAGACACGGCTCCGATCAAAACGGAAATTGCCGGTACTCCCCAAATCAACACGGACTGGCTCCCGGGTCCCGTCGAGCTTGACTCGTCTGGGCTAGTGCTCCAGCAGGGCATAGCACCGCCCGGGGTGCCAGCTCCGCTTCTCGCGGATCTTTCCGCGGCCACAGGCATAACGATAAACGCCATGCGTGAATCGTTTCAAATCCAAAAATTACTCGAACGCGACGCCAGAGGCGGCACTCGGTATCCCGAGATTCTGCGTTCACACTTCCAAGTGACCGACCCCGCTCTCTTGGTACATCAACGACCGCTCTTTCTCGGAGGCGGTTCGTCTCAAATCAACATTAATCCGGTTGCTCAAACCGGATTCTCGGCAACTGACGTACAGGTCGCCGAAACACCACAAGGCAATCTCGCCGCATACGGAACCGTGTCAGCTTCAAATCACGGTTTCGTTTCATCGTTCACTGAACACGGCCACATTATCGGACTTGTAAATGTCCGGGCCGATCTAACTTACCAGCAGGGCCTCGAACGCTATTACTCTCGGGTAACGCGGTTCGACTTCTATTGGCCTGCACTCTCCCATCTGGGAGAACAAACAATCCGAAATTCGGAACTCTTCGTTTCGAATCTGAAAGCTACAGACGATGACACGTTCGGATACATGCCCAGGTACGATGAGTACCGGTTCAAACAGTCCCAAATTACGGGGCTATTCCGAAGCTCAGCGGTCAATACGCTGGACTTCTGGCATCTTGCGCAGGATTTCTCTGCGCTACCTGTCCTCGACAAAGCTTTCATCGAGGACAACCCACCAATCGACCGCGTTGTCGCGGTCCCGTCCGAGCCAGATATGCTGCTCGACGTCTACTTCAAAATCAAAGCGGCTCGTCCGCTTCCGTTATACGGAACTCCCGGCCTCATCGATCACTTCTAATGCCAATCTCTCTCGCAGCCGCCGGCGTCATCGGCGCCGGCACGAGTTTACTCGGCGGCATACTCGGATCGCGAGGTCAACGCCAGGCTAACGCAAAAAATATCGCACTGGCCCGGGAACAAATGGCGTTCCAAGAACGCATGTCCTCAACCGCATATCAGCGGGCAGCAAAAGACCTCGATGCTGCAGGACTAAATCGCATACTCGCCCTTGGCTCTCCCGCATCATCACCTGCTGGACAAACAGCAAAGGTGCTAAACAGTAAAACTCAACTCGCCCAGGGCATCCAAAACGCAGCCTCGTCTGCAATGACCATGCGAAAAACCGAACAGGAAATTCAAAACCTCAAAGCAAGCGAAAGAAACATCGACGCAAACACTACTCTCACCGCAACACGTGGACTAATCGCGAAACACGGTGAAGAGATAGCGTCAATCGCTGCTGATATAGCTCGCGTAGTACGCGGCCTGATCGGAAACAAAACGCCGGAACAAATTACGGCGATAATCAAAAACCAGATAAAAAATGCTCAAGGCATGATTACAAATGCACTTGAGACAATCTCTGGAACAGGTCGAACTATCGGAAAAACATTGTCGGACGTTAACGCCGACATATCTATTTTCCTTAACGACCTCATCGAACCTGAATATCAGGTCGAACGCGGCTACTCCGCACGACAACCAAAAATTCCTTCAAAGGCCACAAACTATGACCTCTACAAAAAACAAACTAAAGGCAAAGACATCTCGTTCAGACAGTGGCTTTCCAACCGAAAGAAAAAGTAAACCAGTAAATCCACCACACAAATACGCGCAAGACTTCTCCAAAGGCGGTCGTACCGACCGATCCTTTGGTCCTGCTTGCGACGTCAATACAATTGTTCGGCACTACGAACAAACAGGCATCGATCCATATCAATCCCGAAAGCAAATGGAACGCTTCGGCGATGCCACAACAACTTCCTACGAGGAAGCACAGCGCCACGTTGCTGAAATAAATTCGGCCTTCGAGCTTCTCCCATCTGGGGAGCGTGCCGAATACAAAAACGACCCGTCAATCTGGGTCGAAACTCTAATCGAAGCACAGGAAACTGTGCCAGATACGGACCCCGAACCGATACCAGAGTCAGGGGTCCAAGTCGATCGTCCAGCAGGCGACGACACAGGCGGCGAACCGCCGCCAAATGCGTCCACAAATGCTAAAAAGGACGCATAATTACATCATCCCCCTTGTCATATGATGTAAAAGGTGACACCCATCTCCAAAAAGACTAATATCTCAAGCTCACTAAGCAATCCGTCCGGAGGACACCCAAATGCGACGTCAAAAAATGTCTCGAAAACGCTCTAAACGCCTCTTCAAAAAGACAGCCAATCGGATGCACAAACGTAACGGTATTCGAACCGTTCCTCGAGGCGGTATCGCGCTCTGAAAAACAAAATAATATTCCTTGGAATCGTGCTCATTGCTGCCCTCTTAATTGCGGGCAGCTGCACATCGAGACTCCCATGCCCTGCTATCTCCCCCTTGTCGGTTATAGAACGCTTGGCTCTCGAATCACTTTCAAGCGCTCAGAAGCTCTCTTCCCAAAACAACCTATGTCCCTGCCCTGCGGCCGATGCATCGGCTGCAAAATCGCAAAGTCAAAAGACTGGGCCTTGCGCTGCTGGCACGAAGCGCAATTAAACGATGCAGGACTAAATAATTGCTACATCACTCTCACGTACTCAAACGAGAATTTGCCGGAACACGGCTCACTAAAGAAATCAGACTTTCAAAAATTCTTGAAACGTCTACGCAAAAACACAAAACAAAAACTCCGCTACTTCATGTGCGGAGAATACGGCGAAAAAACAAACAGACCCCACTATCATGCTCTGCTGTTCGGATATAAATTCCCAGATGCAAAATTCTGGACCGAACGCAAAGGCAACCGAATCTATAAATCGGAAATTCTTACAAATACCTGGGGTGTTGGTGCTTGTGAACTCTCTGGGGTCACCTTCAAAAGCGCGGCATACGTCGCGCGCTACATACTAAAAAAACAAAACTCAGCAGAAGCGACGCAAGATCGCTACTGCATCTACAACACAGAAACGGGCGAAATTACATTACGCACTTTCGAATACGTAGCTATGTCCCTCAAGCCGGGCATCGGCGCAAAATTCTACGAAAAATATCCTGATTCATTCTTTCCACAGGACGAGGCTCGACTGCCAAATGGCGGTACGATGCCCGTCCCAAATTACTATCGCACATTGCTAAAACGCTCCGATCCGGAGCTAGCAGAAAAATTACTAAAAGTGCGTATTGAAAAAGCGGCAAGCGACCCTAATCTCACTCCGGAAAGGCTCGCCGTTCGTGAAGCGAACGCGGAAATCAAAATAAAACAATCACCTCGGGACTTCCTATAATGCTACTCATCTACACAGTCTATGACTCAAAGGCAGAAACTTTCATGCCTCCCTTCTTCGTCCAGGCTATCGGCATGGCGACACGCACATTCACTGATTGCGTGAACTCACCGGATCATCACTTCGGCGCTCATCCAGCCGACTACACCCTCTTTCAACTCGGGAGATTCGACCAAAACACGGGCGAAATGCTCATCGAGGATAAGAAATCCATCGGAAATGGTGTAGAGTTCCTCAATCCTCCCGAACCGGATGAACCAGATGGCCCGCTCAATTCACCAATTCAGCCAAACTAAAGCGGCTACAATCCCTCGCTCATCATTCGATCTTTCTCATGGTCTAAAGACCACATTCGACGCCGGAAAATTAATTCCAATCCTCTCTCTCGAGGTTCTACCCGGCGACACGATCAATCTGCGGGCGTCCTTATTCGGACGCCTCGCAACTCCGCTTAAACCAATTCTCGACAATCTCTATCTCGAAACATTCTTCTTCTTCGTCCCATATCGTCAAGTCTGGGAAGACTGGACTAAATTCATGGGCGAGCAAGAAACTCCGGGAGACTCAATCGACTTCCAAGTACCTCGCATGGGCGGTTCTTCCGCCGCTGTCGAGGGTCAACTCGGCGACTACATGGGCGTACCGCCCGGAACAATCGCCGACTTCGTAACAATCTCTGCTCTCCCGACACGGTGCTATACGCACATCTACAACTTCTGGTTCCGCGACGAGAATCTCGTCGACCCGTCCGTGTTTTCAATCGGACCCGGACCAGATGATGGAAGCTTGAACGCTTCCCTAAACTCAACGCCCAGGACGCGACGAAAACGGCGCGACTACATAACTTCGGCTTTGCCGTTCCCGCAAAAGGGTCCTGACGTAACAATCTCTCTCGGGGATACCGCTCCGATCAAAACGGAAACTGCTGGTACTCCCCAAATCAATACGGACTGGCTCCCCGGGCCTGTCGAACTCGACTCTTCGGGGCTAGTGCTCCAGCAGGGCATAGCACCACCCGGGGTCCCAGCTCCGTTGCTCGCGGATCTTTCCGCGGCCACTGGCATAACGATCAACGCAATGCGTGAA